TCCTTGGCTCGCTCTTGAGTAACTCCAGATTCCTGCTCAACAAAGTCCAGATTCTTCTGATCAGTATCAGACTGTAGATTCCCAGCCTTAACACCTTCAGTACCGGCCTTGGCAACATCGAGTTGTGCGCTGGCTTGATATTGCATAGCGCGGGCATTGATCTCGGCAATCTCTGCCTGGAGTTTCTGAATCTCCAATTGCTGGATCTGCTGCTGCACAGGATCAGGTTGAGGCTCATAGCTCTCGATCTTCTTGGCCAGATCGGGCATCTTGCGCAACTTGGCAATATCACCAAGGATCATCTTGGTCATGCCAGGATCGCCATTGGGTCCGATGGTCTGGAACATGAAGGCCAGTTGCTCGGCCTTGTTGTTGTCTTCCTCTGCCGTGGAGATCGACAGCTTCAGGTCGAAGTGCCCAGGCAGATCATCTCGACGCACCGTGACGAACTCTTCGTTGGTGATACGAATGACTTCCTTGTCGGACAGGAACTCAGCATTCATGCTGATCATCTTTCGACCGATCTTGACAATGCCATTCGACAGACGTCGCAGAATGCCAAGCTCTCGCTTGGAGGCAGCATCCAGGGCACCACGCACACCTGCAGCTACATCACCCAGGGAAGCACCAGAGACACCCTGCGAGAAGGACTTCACCCCCGTCAGGGATTCAGCTTCCATGTTCTGCAGCTGCAGCATGAACTGAGCCGACTCGGGGATGTTCGGGTAGGTATGCATATGCACAGCTTGCCGGGGATCCACGTTCGCATTGAATTCGTAGTCCTGGCCCTTGTCGAACTTCCTGCGGTTCGTGGCATCGAGCATGTCCTTGCGAACCCCGGTCTGGGAATTCGCTGACTTGCCCATGAGGTCGATCATTCCTCGGGTCACGGCACCCATCACCTTCTGGTTGTCTTCCAGTAGGGAACCATCGGGCTCACCGTAGACGCTCTTGCGTACCGGAAGGTACTGCTCGATGACGAAGGGGATCTTTTTGTCAGGGAAGGGGCTTTCTTCCAGGCGAATCATGGTGTCACCCACCCAGGCAGCAACGAAAGGCGTCACCGTGCCCGTGTCATTGATGTCCCAGAAACCCCAGTACTCCTGAACCACGAACTTCTTGCGTGGCTCATCAGAGAAGTTGAAGTTTCTCGACCCATCCGAAGTGGAGTGGTCTGGCTCAGCCAGGATTGAGGTACTCGATACCTGGATCTGGTCCAGGTTCTTGTACTTCCCCGTCTTCTCCAGCTCAGCTTTCGAGGACTCGAAGCTATAGCCCAGAAAACTGGCCTTGTCGATGTCACCAAGGCAAGTCGGATCCACGACAACATTGCGATAGTCACAGACTTCCAGGGTTGGCTTGTTGGCCAGGACCCGGGTACGAGTATCTTCTTGCTCTCCCACCATCACTGGCTCAATAGGCTGACCAGATTCCATGGTCATCTCATGAGCCTGCCTCAGTTCCTCGGGAACATCAGTCTCATACTGGCTCGGAGATTCTTGCCGCATGGCAGCAAGCTCTTGGTGAATCTGCACCATCTCGGGATTAACCCGAAACTCATACACCGGGAATGTCCCCGTATATTCTTCTTCGACAAACTCCCAACCTACGCGAGTAATCACAGTTCCTTCATCCACCGCAGCACGAACATACTCATCAATGAAATGAGTCTTGTCGATCTGTGTATTGAATTGGTGATTCAGTACCAATTCATTCTGCTGTGCTGCGTGCCTATCTTCCCAAGTTACCGGACGGACATTAAATACGTCATCCGTGCTCAGGAAGGGTTCACTCAGTGCGGCATACCGCCATTCCGCCTGCTTTCGGATCAGCTTAGGAACGATACTTGACCCAGTGCTGGAGGTCACCTTGGCTTTGCCCGTGATATTCATGTTATCCAGCCACTCTCCAATTTTGGAGACTTGGGCATCATGAATGGGCCTAGCTTCTTGTAGATCCTGCTTGAGATCTTCCAGCTTCGGTGCATTCGTCCACTTGGTTAGTGGCTTAGTTGCCACAGAACTAGGCTGAATAGTTTCGTTCATATTATTTGCTGCTCCGAATGGCTAGAATTGTTTTACCAACCCTTGAAAGACCCCGATGTTAATCCAATCCCTACACCCAGCTTTCATTATGCCCACCAAGGGCAGTCATTTTTCTGGTGCCTACGATATCTATATGCCAGAAGATGGCTCAATCCAAGGAGAATCCAAACTTGTTGGTCTTGGCTTTGCTGCTGCTGTTCCTGCAAACAGTGTTGCGCTACTTTTACCCCGATCCAGTGTCGGAGCCAAGTTTGGAGTTGAACTGAACAATACTTGTGGCGTGATTGACTCCGATTATCGCGGAGAATGGAAGGCTGCACTGAAAACCAAGGCAGGAAACTACTACACCTGGAAGGCAGGGGACCGTCTACTCCAGTTTCTGATCATTCCCATCACCTGGGTCTACCTTAAGCTCACGGATAGCCTCGATCCATCGCTCCGTGGTGCAGGAGGCTTTGGCTCGACAGGCCAATAAGCACTCTCTAGCCAAACAAAAGCCCCTCAACGGAGGGGCTTTTTCAATTCTGGGATTGTCTAGCGCACGTAGCTGCTGCAACGCAGCCCAAAGGATGGTCACACCCAGCCGTTTCGCTGAAATCGAGTACCTTGGCTACCCTGATCCACTTGGTAGTTCTGCAATTCCAGGTCCAAACAGGCTTTTTCGTACTTGGCAGCGTAGTTGTTCCCTGCGTGGAACTCATTCGTCATGCCAATCGGGTTGTTCACACGACTTGCCACAAACAAAAGCAGCGCTTCCAGGTGCGTATAGGGCAAATTGACCTCATAAGCACCCGGATTGTCACCAAGCAGGGGCAGATTGATGATCGGATGGCTTGCCCGATAGACCACATCCAAGGTCGAAGTCTTGAATTCGTCAGGGATATCGATGGTCGGGGGCACCATCTCAGCTGGAACCCTCAGCAGCGTAGGGTTAGGAGTCATGATCGAGTAAAGCTCATCCCGATTATTGAGATCCAGCTCATATGAATCTTCCGTGATGACCTGTTCAACCTTCAGGATGTCATCGAGGAAGGGATCCCCTACCGTATCCTGGATGTACTTCGTCTCCAGAGGCAGCAGAAGGCTGTTCACAGAGTACGAGCTATGCAGCTTGTAGTCCGTCTTGCTGTCGATCAGCGTAATCCGCAGCTTCCCTTCCTTCAGACGGAACCTCTTGAACAAAGCCATCAACCCAAGATTGATATGGGGCAGCACCTTCCCCCATCCAGCCTCGGTCATCGACCCAGCTTCACCACCAGCGAAGCTGATCTGGGATAGCTCCCCTTGGGTCAGCTGATCAAAGATCTCTTTGAGTTTCATAACTATCCCTTTACACAGATAAAGTGCAATTATCCGTCCTAGACGATATATGACGCCATTCGATCAGTATCCTTGTTAACGATATCGATGTCCCACATACCGTTACTGTTATCAGTTTCCTTCATGGGAGCTTCCTCGGAAGGTTTCCACGGAGTTAGCGAGGATAACATTGACACGGTATCAATACCGTCATCGTTCTTGCTCTTGAATCCCGATACTGATACCAGACTCAACTCAGTCATCAATTCAGCCACCGCTGGATCGGTCTTCTTCTCGATAGGGAAGAACATCTTCCGGGCCTTGAACCAAGGCACTACGGTATTAAACCGTACCAGCTTGTTGGTATTAGGTCGGATCCCGGGCTTGGAATCGTTCCCCTCAGAGGCCAGGGGGAAGTAGATATTCCGCTCCAGCATCTGTCCCTGGATCCAAGGGATAAATCCCCCCTGTTGTCCAGACACCTCGATACCCACCGACTGAGGCTTATATGTCTGAGCCAGCCTGAACAGGGCATCTACGTTCTTGTCCATGAGTTGTCTCTTGCAGAGTCCATCAACCCACAACCAATCACCTGCATTGTTGTAGGCCCAGACAGAGATAAAGCTGTAGTCAGACTTCTGCTTCTCACTGGTGGCGAAGTCAGTCGTAATGTAGAAGTTAAACCTGTTCTTGTTCCTCATTACGGCGTCAATCTTGTACCAACCAATATCACCGTCCTGGATCATCCGGTCTTCATCGCTCATGATCCGCAGCATCAGTTCCTGGTTGAAGGTATCCACCTTGCCCAGCTTGACTGCCTCGTCATACTGCTGCTTCACATACTTGTAGGTGAATCGATCCAGCCAGCTTCCTCTGAAGTCTTCCTCAGAACAAGGGAACTGCTCGCACACAGGGAACACGTTGACTGCCCAGGCACCCGATTCCACAGCCTTGTAAAGGGGATCCTTGGAATTGAACGGCGTCCCTGACCAGATGATCATGTTGCGGGTTGGGTGCAAGGCATAGGTCACTGCCTTGTAGACCGTATCTTCCACCGCAGCGATGACCGTAGTGGACCGGGCATCTTCGTCACTGATCAAGTCATCGAGCACCGCCAGCTGGGGACGGGTACCCATTTCCTTGGCACCCCGGACACCAGTCTTGGCACCGTAGCCCTTGACGATGAACGTCTTCCCGTCCGCGTTCTTGAACTCCCAGCGGATATCCGTGAACCGGATCTCAGGGATGTACTCCTTCAGGAACTCAGAGTTTTCCCAGCGAAACTCAAGGTTCTTTCGCATGTTCTTGACACCGTTCTCAATGGAGTCAGAAACATACAGTGCCAGGTCTACCTTGCCGAAGCCAGGAATCTCCCCATACGTGGCGATATATAGAAACAGGTACTCACCCATTAGGGTGGTCTTTGCAATGCCTCGATGGCAGAGATTGACCACACGACGACCCCCATGGGTAATCGTGTCGAGCATCTTGTAATGAACGACCGGAGTCTTGTGCTCTTCTCCTTGGCTCCCATTGATCAGCTTGATGAAGGTAACGAACTCAAGCGCAAACTCACTGGGTACATACCCAGGATCAATGGCATAGCTCGTCTGGTTGAGGTATTCCTCTACCTTCCAGGGAGCCAGGACTTCAGCTACTGGATCAGTCACTTAACGTCCTCATCCCACTCGGGATCCCCAGGCTGAATGATGCAGGGAGCCAAGTACTGATCGAACTCCAGGGTATCGACCCCATTGCCACAACCAATGTCCATCTGTGAAGCGAATTCCACTGCTTCCTTGGCTGTCCTGCCAAAGTGCATGGCTGACATGGCATAGGGTGCCCCGCATCCAATCGAGAAGAACTTGTGGTTGTCGTAGATCAAAGGAGTAGGCAGGTGGCCATATTCAAGGATCAATCCTTCCTCGGTAATCACCAGAACACTGACCATATCCTCAGCAGCTTCGGGCAGCAAAGGGAAGTTCTTTGGATCACCCCCTTCATTGAGCCAGTTAACTACAGCCATGCAATAGATAGCGTGTCCTGCAATACCAGCCAAGGTATCACCAATCCTCATGATCTTCGTGGTATTCCTGTGTGCGGTGCCATAGCTAACCCGCTTGTCTGCAGCCAGCGTCTTCCCATCCCAAGCTACAACAGTCATTTGATTTCCTTTGCTTCGACATCCACCACTTCCACCTGAAGCAGCGTATGCGCAGCTTGCTGTGCATCCATGGCCCCGGCCCCAATCATCATCCTCTGCTGCCGAGCCAACTCCATCGTGGTAGCCCTCAGCAAGGCAATAGAACTGTCTTCCTTGACCCCGATATTCAGTTCGACCTTCTGTGTCTCGGGCATCTTCAGATGGCTCAGCAGTGAATTGGCAGCGTCAGTCCTTACCTTTTCACTATTCGCATTAACCATCAGATCGGCCTGGACATTCAGAGCCTTCTGATACAGATCCTGGTTCAGCACATAGCTTGGAATCAGAGTCTGCTCAAAGATCAGGTTCACCAACTTGCTCTTGTTGTACGCAGTGACATACGAAGCAATGTCCTTCGGCGTAACTCCTTGAGCCACGAACCGAGCGTACTTATCCGGGAAGGTCTTGGTATACGCCTCGATGTTGGTGCAGCCCATGAGCTTGTGGCTCACATACCGCACAGCATCGACATAGTTACCAATCTTGAACCGACCATCGGCCATTACCCTGGTGTAGCTCAGCAGGTTGTCCCTGTAAGCCTCGAACATCTCAGGATCGGCCAGGGTTGTATTTACCTGATCCACCAACTCTTGGTTCACAGACTTCTTTACCTTGTCAGGTAGAGCCTGCTTGAACTGGTCAATAGTCAACGCTGTCATATACATCCGTATCCAGTGGTCAAGATATCGGGAGTATATGGTAGAGAGAATCCTAGAAACCCAGCCTCGGGTTTTGTGGAATTTATAAAATGGGTACGGAGGTAGGACTTACAGGGGGTACCCCTTAACTCGAAACCACCCCCCCGGGGGTCTAGTGCCTACGTTTCTCTATGTACCTACCCCACCCTTGCTCTTAACTCCCTTATGCGCTGTCGCGCATGTCGTGGGCGTCTTGCCCTACTACATTGGAGTCATCACCATGGGTGCCATGCTCAGGCAGTTCTATGCCATGTTCACCATGCTGTTCGGTACTGTCGAACGCTTCCTCAAGTCCCTTGACAACCTCGCTACCGTAGCCGAGGAAACATCTGCTCAATACGTGGACGATGCTCGCATCACCCGTAAGCAGAACATGATCCGTCTCAACAAGGAGACTGCTGTCCTCAAGGCTGAATAGCCATAGGTACCCTTCGGGGTACCTATAAACCCTACACATAACACATATACACATACTAAGACAGTGTGTGTAGAGAGAAGAGATAGAGAACTATGTTCTTTCTTCTCTTTGTATTATATATATATAAGTATCACACTCTTGCTACACATGTCAATAGAGTAGCTTATATAAACCTTCAGAGGGTTATAGAGAGTAGGTAGAGGTAGATCAATACATTGATTTGACCCTATTCATCTCTATCTCTATCTATTCCCTTCAATCAAGTATGCTCTATCGAGCAT